CAGCAGTGTAAATTTTTAAACATTTTACTTATGTTCTGACCTTTGCGTCAAAACTACAGTTTTTTCCACCATTTCCTACTCCTTTTCTTCCTAATACAGTAAGTATATTAGGTGAGAAACCGCCTTCGCGCAAAGGAGAAAATACATGAGCAAATTAATCCTAGAACAGGCTCTAGAGCACCTTCTAAACAAAGAAGAAGATGCCGCATCAGAGCTTATTCACAACTACTATGTAGACATCGGCCGCAAGGTATACGAAGATATCATGGCTGATGACCTAGTTGACGAAGCAGAATTTGATTCCGAAGAAGCATTAGATGACGTAGAAGCCTCTGTTGAAGAAGTTGAAGACGAATTAACAGAAGAAGGTGACGACGAAGAAATGCCAATGGATGATGACGAAGCTGAAGTTGACGATATGGCTGACGATATGGGTGCAGACGATATGTCTGAGCCAGTTGACAGCGATGCTGCCGACGTTGCAGACGCAATGGTTGATGTTGAGGCCGCATTAGCAAAACTTAAAGCAGAATTTGAAGACATGGTTTCAGGTGAAGATGATTCAGCTGAAGACGAAGAAATGCCAATGGCTGACGAAATGCCAGCTGAAGGTATTGAAGAAGCTTCAGAAGAAACCCTAGAAGAAGAAGCAAAGCTAAAGCCAATCGGTAATCCCGACAACGGTGATAAAGCTGACCAAAAGAAAAGCCCAGTTGCAGGTAAGAACCCACTAGGCGACCGCCCAGCCGTTAAATTCGGTGGCAGTGCTTCAGCAGAAGGTCAAGCAGACGGCGCAAAGCCAGCAGCCTCCCCAGAAGCTAAAGACATGGGTGGAACTACCGAGCCAAATATGAGCCAGGTAGCAACTCCAAACAATAAGGGCTAATAAAAATGAACTTACAGCCACTAAGAGAAATGATCAGTTATGATAATGCTCGCATTACTACTGAAGTAAAAGAGAACTCTTCTGGCGGTAAGGATCTCTACATGAAAGGTATTTTCATTCAAGGTGACAAGGTTAACCATAACCAGCGTGTTTACCCTGTAAATGAAATTGCCAAAGCTGTAGAAAGCATGACTGACAGATTAAAGCAAGGTTACTCAATTTTAGGTGAAGCCGACCATCCTGAAGACCTACAAGTTAATATCGATCGCGTTTCTCATATGATTACTGAAATGTGGGTTGATGGTAGTGACGGTATAGGTAAACTTAAAATTTTACCAACACCAATGGGTAATATTTGTAAAACACTTTTAGAGAGTGGTGTTAAGTTAGGTGTTAGTTCACGTGGTAGTGGCAATGTAGGTAGCGATGGTAAAGTCTCAGACTTTGAAATTGTTACTGTTGATATTGTTGCACAACCAAGTGCTCCAGAAGCCTACCCAACACCAATTTACGAAAGAGTAATGCAAGATCGTCGTCGTGCGGCTCTAATGGATGTTGCTTTTGCGGTAAACCACGATAGGTCCGCTCAAAGACACCTCGAGTCTGAGGTAGTTAGATTCCTTGAGAGTCTAAGAAAAGTCTAAGGAGATTGATATGACTACACAAATTAGTGATTTACTTGGCTCTGTGGTACTCTCAGAAGAGGTTCGCGAGAATATCAGCACCGCATGGGAAAAGCACATAGCCGAGAGTCGTGAAGAGATCACTGCCGAACTCCGTGAGGAATTCGCGTCTCGTTACGAGCACGATAAATCTCAACTAGTTGAAGCAATGGATAAGCTAATCAGCGATACTATTTCTTCTTCAAGTGAAGAATTTAAACAACTACACAATGAAGCAATTGAACAGCGTGTCAAATATGCTTCTTTAGTAAAAGAACATGCTGGATTACTCCAGAAGTTTGTAATGGAAACTCTAACAAAGGAAATTTCTGAACTACGCAATGATCGCGAAGAAAAGAAACAAACCCTTGCTTCACTAGAAGAGTTTGCACTACGTAAATTAACCAAGGAGATTTCAGAACTTAACGAAGATCATCAGAAGTTAGTTGATGCTCGAGTTAAGCTAGTTTCAGAAGGTCGCAAAGCGATTGAAGAAACTAAAGCACAATTTATTAAGAAAGCTAGCGAAAAGGTCAATACACTAGTTACAGAATCCTTTAAAAAGGAAATGTTAGACCTTAAGAGTGATATTCGTGAAGCTAAGGAAAACAACTTTGGTCGTAAGATCATGGAAGCCTTTGCTGCCGAATTCATGGCTAGTAAGTTTGCAGACGGTTCAGCCGTAAGCGAACTAAACAAAAAAGTTAACGAAATCCAAACTCAGCTAGAAGAATCTGCAAAGATTATTGCTGATAAGGACGTTGAAATTATCGAGGCAAGCAAGCGTCAGCGCATCGCGGAAGATCAGGTTGCTCGCATTCGTGTTATGGGAGAGCTGTGCGCTCCACTGTCAAAAGACAAAAAGGCGATTATGGAAGAATTACTTGAGTCTACAGAAACGAAAAAGCTCAAGGAAGCATTCCAGAAATACCTCCCAAGCGTACTTAACGAAGAGGTCCGTAGAGACAAGAGAACACTCGTTGAGGGTACTCAATCACAGAAGACTGTGGTTACGGGAAATAAAGAAGCCAGTATGGCAAACGTAGAAGATTCAATTGATTCAGAAACATCAAATACTATTGCAAGTCTACGTAAGCTAGCCGGCATTAAAAATTAATAGGAGACATTAAAAATGTCACAAGCTCTATTTGAAAGCAAAAATTGGTCCGCAACAAAAGAGGCCCTAACTGAAGGTCTAAGCGGCCAGCGCAAAAGCACAATGGAAGTGTGCTTAGAAAATACTCGCAAGTATCTAACTGAAACAGCATCTGCAGGTGCAACAGCAGCCGGTAACGTAGCTGTCCTAAACAAGGTCATCCTACCAGTTATCAGACGTGTTATGCCAACAACTATCGCCAACGAACTAGTTGGTGTTCAGCCAATGCAGGGTCCAGTTTCTCAGATCCACACAATGCGTATTCGTTATGCTGACACAGTTGCAGCCTCAACAGCCGTAGACGGCGTAATTGGTGCTGGTACTACAGCAGGCGACGAAGCACTATCACCATTTAAGATTGCTAACCAGTATTCAGGTGATGCTGCCGGTAAAGCAGAAGCAACAGGTACACTAGAAGGTACTGGTGGTAACAAAATGTCCATCCAGATCCTAAAAGAGACTGTTGAAGCTAAGTCACGTAAGCTATCAGCTCGCTGGACTTTTGAAGCCGCTCAGGACGCACAAGCGATCCACGGTGTTGACGTTGAAGCAGAAATTATGGCTGCTTTAGCACAGGAAATCACAGCTGAAATCGATCAGGAAGTTATCCAGTCCCTAATCGCACTAGCTGGTACTCCTTTCTCAACATACGATCAGGCAGTTGTTGCAGCCGCTCCAGGCCGTGCAGCCGCTTTCGTTGGTGACGAACATGCCGCACTAGCAGTTCTAATCAACCGTGCAGCCAACGACATTGCTTCTCGCACACGTCGTGGTGCAGGTAACTACATCGTAGTTTCCCCAACTGCACTAACAGTCCTACAGAGTGCTACAACTTCAGCATTTGCTCGTTCAACTGAAGGTACTTTTGAGGCTCCAACCAACACCAAGTTTGTTGGTACACTAAACAGCTCAGTTCGTGTATATGTTAACCACTATGCTGGTGACAATACTCCAGTTCTAGTTGGTTATAAGGGTGGCAACGAAATGGATGCTCCAGCATTCTACTGCCCATACATCCCACTAATGAGCTCAGGTGTTATCATGGATCCAGATACATTCGAGCCAACAGTCAGCTTCATGACACGTTATGGTTATGTTGAGCTATCAAACAGCGCATCATCTCTTGGTAACGCCGCTGACTATGTTAACACAGTTGCTATTGCTGGTGGTAACCTATCATTCGCATAATAACTTTGTTATTTTGAAG